ACAAAAGCGCATGACCTCTTTGTGTTGCCTTTGTGCAGAAAGCATCACGACGAGCTACATGTGGATACCGTGGCATTTGAGGAAAAGTATGGCTCCCAGCTGGAGCTGATATTTCGTTTTATCGATCGCGCGCTGGCAATTGGCGTGCTGGCCTGATTTTGTGGAGAAAGTTGATGCGTGATATTCAGATGGTTCTGGATCGTTGGGGAGCATGGGCGGCGAGTGATAGTTCAGGAGTAGACTATTCACCTATAGCTGCTGGGTTTAAAGGGCTTCTACCCTATACAAGCAAAACACGTCAGGCTTGTTCAGATAGTGATGCATTAATTATTGAAAGCTGTCTTGCTCTTCTTAAAAAGAGAAAACCGTACGAGCATTCTTTAATAGTGGCTCATTACCTGTATGGCATATCGAAAAGAAAACTCGCAAGAACTCGCAAAAAAGACGAAAAATTGATACGTATAGAGATACAGATGGCTGAAGGGTTTATTGACGGATGTATTTCAATGCTTGGAGTCAGGCTTGAAATGGATGACTTGTAAAAAGTAAAAAAATGACTAGTGCGGTCCGCAAAAAGGACGTTAGTATGTTAAGAGTGGTTACTTCGCCACATAGCTTAAAACCCGTCGGCGAACGGGTTTTTTTATGCCTAAAAAGTGGTGCTGGACGTTAAACGCTCTGGTGGTTGCTAATACAGGGCTTTCAGCTTGCTGGCTTTTTCGAAAAGAGTCATTTGGACAGGCTGTAAGGTGAAAAATAATTATTAAATATATGTGTTGTTATTTCTGGATCTCAGAAATAATAAAAAAACATGCGGATATTTACGGTTATTGACGCTATTTTTATTGAAAACGTCAGGATTATTCTTATTATGGCGCAGCACCAGCGCAATGATGCGTTGGGCAGGCCCTTTAGCTCAGTGGTGAGAGCGAGCGACTCATAATCGCCAGGTCGCTGGTTCAAGTCCAGCAAGGGCCACCAGCCGTCACTAGCTCATCGGGACAGAGCATCAACCTTCTAAGTTGATTGTGCGGGGTTCAAGTCCCCGGTGGCGGTCCAGTGCCGACTTAGCTCAGTAGGTAGAGCAACTGACTTGTAATCAGTAGGTCACCAGTTCGATTCCGGTAGTCGGCACCATATGCGGGCATCGTATAATGGCTATTACCTCAGCCTTCCAAGCTGATGATGCGGGTTCGATTCCCGCTGCCCGCTCCAGAGAAACAAGCCTTACTGTATTGTGGCACTGGCGTATTTTTTATTACGTGGGGGCAGGTTGTTTTTAAATGACGTTTTGCTTTCTGGCTATGATGTTAGGTCGGGTGTAGCCTCAGTGCTGATTTTTTACAATACCGGGATGGTGCAATATCGGTGGAGATTTTATATTTCCTGGCAGGGCCGATGATGCATCATCCCGGTGTTGTAAATAACACTAAAGAGGTGTTCCTCAGTGCGAGGGTGGTTTCATGGGGAATCATAATATCTGTTGTAGGGATAGATATTTCAGGATGCACCCGACACTTCGATTTTTATTACAATAAAAATGGTTTATCTCATGCGTTGACTAACCGCCATACTTGGCGGTTTTTTTTTATTCCTGTACCAGATTAAAAAGCATGTGAACTCTGGAAAGCTTGTGGGACAAGAACCTTGGGTAGCAATTTGCGAGAGGGGGGAGACGTAGCGTGTTTGTTGGATTTAGACCGCGGGACAAAATCCATGAAGAATAATAAGTATCTGTCTCCTTTCGGAGGCGTTCTTATATTAGTAAGCATCATAAATGGTTTAAATTTTCAGATTAATAATAATTTTAGATAAGCTTAATTTTATTTCTTCACGACATACCCTGCGCACATCAAATAACGCCCCATAAAAGGCATCTGCGGTGTTTTTAATGGGGCGTAGTTTTTACGGGCCGCTGGTGGCCCTTTTTTATTTACAGGAGAAAAAATATGTCTGAACCCTTGTCCGGTTCCGGCACGGCTGCGGCGCTCGGCGGGGCGACGGTATTCGGGCTGTTTACCGGAACGGATTTCGGGATTGTGTTTGGTGCGTTCGCCGGGGCGTTATTTGTGGCAACGATGCCGCAGGCGCTTTCAGCCTGGAGGATTGTGGGTCACTTTGTGGTGTCTTTCATCATCGGCGTGCTGGGGGCAAAAGTGCTGGCTTCATATCTTGCTGATAAGGCCGGATATGACAGCGCTTCGATTGATGCACTGTGCGCGGTGCTGGTGTCGGTGGTGTCAGTGAAGATTCTGTCTTTCATTCACCAGCAGGATATTGGTTCTCTGATATCCGGGCTGTTCTCCCGTCTGCGGGGAGGAGGCGGCAATGTCAGGTAACCTTCCCAGACTGCTGAATGTGGCGTTATGTACGGTCATCGTGCTGATGCTTTTTTTCTACCGCCGAAAAGATGCCAGGTATAAACCGCTGGTGTCATGGCTGGCCTGGCTGCTGATGCTGATATACGCGGTCGCGCCACTCAGCTATCTGTGTGGTCGTCCTCTTCCCGGTAACTGGGCGATGGTGCTGGGTAATCTGTTGTTCTGTGTGCTGGTGGTCTGGGCGCGCGGGAACGTTTCAAAAATTCTGTCGTTATTGAGAGTCTAAAAGAAATTAAAAAAGAAGTTTTTTAATTTCTATGCTGGCTGAATTTAATATGGTGTTGCTGAGGAATGAATGCATGATTTATTTATCAATACATCCAGTATAAATAGCGTTATCTAAAGTTGTTATTTTTATGACGGTAACAGGTAAATTCAGAAGAATGTTATGAAAAAATTAGTGTTGTTATTCTTTTCTATTGCTTTTTTCTCTGTATCTTCCAGTGCAAATGAATTTTACAGAGCGGATGCCAGAAATCCTGAAGAGATTAGGCGGGCAGGAGGGTTATTATCTCGGGGGCAGAATGAAGCATATGACCGTGGAACGCCAGTAAATATAAATTTATATGATCATGCCCGTGGCACTGTAACTGGTAATACCCGTTACGACGACGGATACGTATCTACTACAACAACACTTAGACAGGCACACTTGATAGGCCAAAATATCCTGAGCGGCTATAGCGAATATTATATATATGTCGTTACTGCCGCTCCAAATATGTTTGATGTAAATGGCGTTTTAGGAAGATACAGTCCGCACCCTAGCGAAAATGAATTCGCAGCACTGGGAGGAATTCCATTGTCACAAATTATTGGGTGGTACAGGGTATCTTTTGGCGTTATACAGGGAGAAATGCAACGTAACAGGGCTTACAGAGGGGATTTGTATCGGGGATTAGCTGTTGCTCCGAATGAGGATGGTTATCATCTTGCAGGGTTTCCGGCTAATTTTCCTGCATGGCGGGAAGCACCCTGGAATGCATTTGCTCCGGATCAGTGTGTGCCGAAAAATAAAGAAATTGAAGATTCGCCGTGTGCTTCTGCCACAAATTCAATGTCGAAACATGACCTGACAAATTTTAAGAAACTTTTAAAACGCAGGTCGGCCTTAATGATTTTAATGAACGAAGACGATTCATTGTTGTAAATGGAGAATGATATGAACACTAAAAAATTGATCAGCGCTCTTGTTTTGATGACTGGTATTGCATCTGGTCAGGTATATGCAGGTGTTAGTGAACAACTCAGAAATATCTGTAATCAAACCACTGCAAATATTGTAGCAGGGGTGCAACTTAAGAAATATATTTCAGATATAAACACAAATACTGAAGGGGTTTATGTGGTAGCTGATGTTGAACGTGTTTGGTTTATTCCTTCCGCAAAGAATTATCCTGATAGCGTCTTAACTGCCGAACTCAGGAAAACTGCAATGGCAGCCATCCTCTCAGACACGAAAGTAAATTTGTGTACAAAATATTCTTCTGGCCCACATCATATTTGGGCTATGGAATTAGATCGAGAGTCGTGAGTGACAGTTATTTCGTGATTGTGTTTCTTTGCCCCCATATGTGGGGCAATTTCTGTTTATAAAAGAAGAGCTGAATACAAGAGTTAAGTATGTCGGAAAAATTCAGATTTAGTCGTCGCAGCGAAAAGAATCTGGAGGGTGTTAAGCCGCAGCTGGTGGCTGTAGTTCGCCGGGCACTGGAACTGACGGAAGTTGATTTTGGTATCACTGAAGGTCTGCGCAGTAAGTATCGCCAGAAAGAGCTGGTTGCAGAAGGTAAGAGCCAGACCATGAACAGCCGCCACCTGACCGGTGATGCTGTGGATGTTGTGGCTTATGTTGGCAGCCAGGTGTCATGGGACTGGCCTCTGTACGAGAAAATCGCGCAGGCATTTAAGCAGGCTGCCGCAGAGCTGGGAACTGCCATCGAATGGGGCGGGGACTGGCGGACGCTTAAAGACGGCCCACATTTTCAATTGAAGCGATAGCTTGCAAAACATACAGGGCCGCCATGAGCGGCTTTTTTATTGCTCAAAAAACGAAAGAACGGAGGTACGTATGTACGCACTGAAAAAAATTACGGTAACTAAAGATGGTCGCCAGGTTGAGGAAGTGCACGTCCTGGGGGATATGTATCGTCTGGAGTTCTATCCGCGTGACACTCATCTTGCAGCAAAAATTGAGTATTGCCGGGACGGGAATATTCCATGTATTACGGTAGAAAAAGAGGATGAGGCTTACATTACCACGCTGACCGGAGACACGGTGCGTTGTATCTGTCGCGGAGACAGTAAAGCCCGTGATGAAATAGCTAAATGCCGTACTCATACCAGTAAATAAAAAATAAAGCCCCGGTTGTTGGAGCAATCGGGGCTTTGTGTTTATGGATTCTCTTTGTGAATGCGCATGGGGATCATTCATGCCAGTAAAGCCTAACACGACGAAAGATAAATTTGGAGATGATCTGATGATAAAAGCAGAAACCACTCCGCAGGGGGCTGATGATGCCGCAAAAATCATCGCGGTATGCCGGGGTATCAGGCACATACTGACGCCAGTTGCATGGATTATTTGTACCGCACTGGTTGCATACACAACAATTTATTTAAACAGATGAGTGCTGATTTTATTCGGGCAACGGCCTTTGCAATTCGCCTTGTTGCGGTCGCTGTTCTGATTTGGGCTGTGCGTTGGTGGTGATATGACGCGAAAACACTGGACACACAGAATGCCGCGAACGGCGGCGAAATGGGCACTGGTAGCGATACTGGTGCCTTTTTTATTGGTGGGGTGCGTCAGCCTGGATAAGGCGCGCCAGCTTTTCGATACGGCTTCTCAGGTCTGCGAAATTGTCGACGGTGTTCGGCAGTGTCTGCAGAGCTGATCGCCTGTAAGAGCAGAATATTTCGCTGAAAAATGAAGGGTGTGCCAGCGTCCGTAAAGCATGAAATTCTGTGTTTGTGGCTACTCAATAAAATAAATTCTTTCTGTCGCCGCGAATACTCAAATGTTGATCAGTGCCCGGTGCGGCGACGGGCTTCGATATCAGGAGACGATGATGGAAAAAACAGAAAACAAACCGATTGTAATTAGTGCTGCTGTTCCGTTTAAGTTTGAGTTGTCACAACTGGTGGAAGTACGCATCAGTGATGAATGGGGTGAGGTGAAAGGCCGTGCTCAGTATGCGGGTGGCGAAAACCAGTACTTGATCCACTACAAAGCAGCTGATGGTCGTGCCACGACGGAGTGGTTTGGTGAGTCCATGCTGGAAGCAACAGAAGATGAGCGCCATCCGGGCTGTCCGGTATTTGCCGGTATGGAATTACCGAAAGGTGCGGTAGTTACTGAGTAACAGGCATTACAGCAGTCCTCTCTCACTGAAGGGGGCTGCTGTAATGTGTTAGCTGTTTTTTATGAATCCGTTGACGACCCATCCGACAAATCTGAGAACAGCATATATCAGCAAGGCGCATGTCAGTGAAGTCAATATATCAAGCAGCGAGAAGCCTTGCGTATTTGTTGGTGAAAATAAAAGCCCAAAGATGAACACCAGTGTAGCCAGCAGAATGCCCAGTCGATGGAACCCGTTCGAAATAGTGTTTTGCATTTTTGTTTTCCGTATCAGGTTGTAATGGTTTAGTTATTTTAGCATCTGGATAATGAGGTTCTAATCGTCTGGATATACCGGAAGCGACGGGGGGCGCTTATTGAGCCTGATATTTATGAAAATGATAATTTTTTCTCATTTTTACGGGTCCTTTCCGGAATTTGAAACACCGGGGGTCGGTGGACGCGCAAAAACGCGCTATTTATGAGATTTTTTGAGGGGGTGGTTGTTGTTTAATTGTTTGTTATATCTCATTGATAAGTAAGAATAAACAGAAATAAATACAACAACCTGATGATGCTTTTTGATGTGATCGATGTATGAAATATAAATAAAATCAAATGGTTTCGTAAAAATACAAGGTTGTTGTATCGTTTTTTATCGATGGCTTATGGAGAGGAGATGGCCTGTTTATTGAATAAAAGCGATATGGCCTCCTCCATCGGTATATCCGTTCAGGCATTTGATAAATGGGGCGTTCCTCCTGTTGAGCGTCGGGGAAGGGAAGTTTTTTATGATGTTAAAACCGTGCTGGAAATCGATCGCGAGCGACGACAGCACAATCAGAGAGCACCTGATGACGGGAGTGATCTGGAGGAAAGATTACTCCGGGCCAGAACTGAACTGACGGAAGAGCAGGCCGTAGCTCAAAAACTTAAAAATCAGGTAACCGAAGGTAAGCTCATCGATTCAGAGTTCTGCGTTTTCGCTCTCAGCAAACTGGCGATGGCGTTGTCCAGTACGCTTGATTCCATTCCTTTATCCATGCAGCGACAGTTCCCGGATTTAACCCCGCGTCATATCGATTATCTGAAAACCCTTATCGCAAAAGGAGCGAATCAGTGTGCGCGGGCAGGGGATAAATTGCCGGAGTTACTCGATGAATATATCCAGACAACAACTGAATAATATGATGATCGCCGTCACAACCGCATTACAGCCACTAATAAGGGCACTGCCGGTGACGCCAGTTGAATGGGCTGATCAAAATTATTATCTGCCTAAAGAGTCGTCATATGGTGATGGAGAGTGGAAGACCCTGCCGTTTCAGGTTGCCATCATGAACAGCATGGGTAATGACCGGATCCGTACTGTTAATCTGATTAAATCAGCGCGCGTGGGTTATACCAAAATGCTGTTGGGCGTGATCGGGTATTTTATTGAGCATAAATCCCGTAGCAGTCTGCTTTTTCAGCCGACAGATTCTGCAGCTGAAGATTTTATGAAAGCGCATGTGGAAGCTACATTGCGGGATGTTCCCTGCCTTAAAGCGTTGTCTCCATGGCTGGGCAAAAAACATCGTGACAACACGCTCACTCTGAAGCGTTTTTCCTCCGGTGTGGGGTTCTGGTGCCTGGGCGGTGCCGCAGCTAAAAACTACCGTGAAAAATCTGTGGATGTGGTCTGCTATGACGAACTCTCCTCGTTTGAACCGGATGTGGAAAAAGAAGGCTCGCCGACGCTGCTTGGCGATAAACGTATCGAAGGCTCGGTATGGCCTAAATCCATACGCGGCTCAACGCCAAAAATTAAAGGCTCCTGCCAGATTGAGAAAGCCGCGAATGAATCTGCGCATTTCATGCGGTTTTATGTCCCTTGCCCTCATTGCGGGAAGGCCCAGTATCTGAAGTTTGGCGATGATGCGACGCCGTTTGGCCTGAAATGGGATAAGGGTAAACCGGAAACGGTGTATTACCTGTGTGAACATAATGGCTGTGTGATCCGGCAGTCGGAACTTGACCAGAGCGACGGACGCTGGATTTGTGACAATACCGGGATGTGGACGCGTGATGGCCTTACATTTTACAGCGCCGGTGATGAGGAGATACCGCCACCGCGCTCAGTCACGTACCACGTGTGGACAGCGTACAGTCCGTTCACCACCTGGGTGCAGATTATCTACGACTGGCTGGATGCGCTGAAGGACCCGAACGGCGTCAAGACGTTTATTAATACCACGCTCGGGGAGCCCTATGAAGAGGCTGTGGCAGAAAAACTGAGCTTTGAGTTGTTGCTGGAAAAAGTCTGCCACTATGGTGCGCAGGTTCCCCTGCGGGTGGTTTACCTTACCGCCGGGATCGACTCCCAGAAAGATCGCTATGAAATTTATGTCTGGGGCTGGGCTCCCGGCGAAGAAGCCTTTCTGATTGATAAGCAAATTATCATGGGGCGACCGGAAGACGAGGACACCCTGAAACGTGTTGATACGGTGATCCGGAAAAAATACCGCCATGCTGACGGTACTGAAATTTCCATTTCCCGCGTCTGCTGGGATACCGGTGGTATCGACCAGGACATTGTGTATCAGCGTTCCAGAAAACACGGCACTTTTTTTGTGCTTCCCATAAAAGGGGCATCGGTGTACGGCAAGCCGGTGATCACCATGCCCAAAAAGCGCAACCAGCGTGGCGTGTTTCTGTGTGAGGTGGGTTCCGACACCGTCAAGGAAATGCTGTATGCCCGTTTTGCCCTGCCGGTGGTTCCTGCCAGTGAAGCCGCTCCGTATACCTTCCGTTTTCCGGATAACCCGGACATTTTTTCGGAAGAAGAAGCACGTCAAATCGTGGCGGAAGAACTGGTGGAAAAGGTGGTTAATGGCAGGGTGAAACTGCTGTGGGATAAAAAAGGGCGACGCAACGAAGCCCTCGACTGCCTGGTATATGCCTATGCTGCCCTGCGTATTTCAGTACAACGATGGCAACTGGACCTTGAGGCACTGGCCAGGGCACGAAGAGACGAGCAGGATGAGGATGATATGAGTCTGGAAGAAATTGCGGCTGCACTGAGTGGAGGATAAGTGATGATTTATACACATGAGATGCTTTGCGAAGCGCGTCGGGCGCTGCATGAACTGATGATCGGGCGTGCTGTGGCTTCTGTCAGTAAGAACGGACGACAGGTACAGTATTCGCGGGCGACGATTAATGAATTACGGCGATATATTGAGGAAATTGAAAGTGCGCTTGGAATGTCCGGTCGTCGCCGTGGCCCTGCAGGAATACGACTGTGAGCGGGGGACTGGTGGATCTTCACGGACAACCTTTGCGGCAGAGTATGGGATATTCCGGCGGCGGCTCCGGATTCGGAGGGCAACTGGCTGAATGGTTGCCAGCACCGGAAAGTGCCGATGTGGCGCTCTTACCTTCCATTCAGTTGGGTAACGCCCGTGCGGACGATCTGGTCCGTAACAACGGTATTGCCGCAAATGCTGTGGAAATTCATAAAGACCATATCGTCGGTCACATGTTTCGCCTGAGCTACCGACCCAACTGGCGCTGGCTGGGGATGTCAGAAGCTGATTCGCATGCCTTTATTGAAGATGTGGAGGCGGCGTGGATGGAATATTGCGATCCGGTATTTGGTTCGATGGATGTGGAAGGGCGTCGCTCGTTTACCGAATTTATTCGTGAAGGGGTGGGCGTTCATACGTTTAACGGTGAAATTTTTGTCCAGCCCGTATGGGATACGGAATCCACGTCATTATTCAGAACAAAATTCAAGACCATCAGTCCGAAGCGCGTCAGCACGCCCGGTTATGGCATCGGCGATCGTTTTATGCGTGCCGGAGTGGAAATCAACCGTTACGGAAAGGCGATGGCTTATCATGTTCAGGACGATGACTGGCCTGGTTACGGTGTCAGCAACTGGACACGGATTGCGGCGACGCTGCCCTCCGGGCGACCGGGAATGATCCATGTGTTTCAGCCGCAGGAAGACGGACAGACGCGCGGGGCCAACCAGTTTTATTCCGTGATGGAGCGCCTCAAGATGCTCGACACACTGCAGGCCACGCAACTGCAGTCGGCGGTGGTGCGGGCGATGTATGCCGCGACGATTGAATCCACACTGGATTCGGAAAAAGCATTTGAATATATCGCCGGGGTGGGAGATGGCGGTAAAAATCCCCTGAACACCATCATGAAAGGCTATGCGCGCTATTACGCCACCAATACGGTAAAGATGGGTGGGGTTCGTATTCCGCATCTTTATCCGGGGGATTCACTGAATCTGCAGACAGCACAGAATGCGGATAATGGTTTCTCTGAACTGGAAAAGGCGCTGTTACGTTACATTGCTGCCGGACTGGGCGTGTCCTATGAGCAGCTTTCCCGCGATTATTCACAGGTCAGTTATTCCAGTGCCAGAGCATCCGCCAATGAGTCGTGGCGGTATTTTATGGGGAAACGAAAATTTGTGGCCAGCCGACTGGCGTCACAGATGTTTGCCTGCTGGCTGGAGGAAGCCCTTATTCGCGGTGTGATCCGCCCGCCGAAATCCCGTTTTTCATTCTGGGAGGCCCGTTCCGGATGGTGTCGTGCCGAGTGGATTGGTGCCGGTCGCATGGCAATTGATGGTCTTAAGGAAGTGCAGGAAGCGGTGATGCGTATTGAAGGTGGTTTAAGCACGTACGAGAAAGAGCTGGCCCTGATGGGCGATGACTATCAGGAGATTTTCCGCCAGCAACTGCGTGAAAGCCAGGAGCGACAGGCTGCGGGTCTTCCCCGCCCCATCTGGATAAAGGACACGTTTCAGCAGCAGATCCGACAGACAACGGGAGAAAAAGGCGATGCGTCGTAATTTATCGCATATTGCCGCCATGGCATTTAATGAGCCGCTTTTACTGGAGCCCGCCTATGCGCGGGTTTTCTTTTGCGCGCTGGGTAAAGAGATGGGGGCCGGAAGCCTTACCGTTCCTCAGCAGGCTGTTCAGCTTGATGCTGATGGTATGCAACTGGCTGTGACTGACTATATGGCGGGCGGTCAGCGTCCGGCAAAGAGTTACCAGGTGAAGAATGGCATTGCCATTCTGCCGGTGAGCGGCACGCTGGTGCATAAACTGGGTACCCTGCGGCCTTACTCCGGCATGACAGGCTATGACGGTCTGACGGCCCGCCTTCAGATGGCGGTGAATGATCCGGATGTGCGCGGCATTTTGCTGGATATCGACAGCCCGGGCGGTCAGGCTGCCGGGGCGTTTGACTGTGCTGACATGATTTACCGCCTGCGGGAACAGAAGCCCGTGTGGGCGCTGTGTAATGACATGGCCTGTTCAGCCGCCATGTTGCTGGCGGCAGCCTGTACGCGTCGGCTGGTCACGCAGACGGCAAAAATTGGTTCGATTGGTGTGATGATGGCGCACACCAGTTACGAGAAACAACTGGCACAGGAAGGGGTGGACATCACGCTGATTTACTCCGGGCAGCACAAGGTTGACGGCAACAGTATTCAGGCATTGCCGGCAGGTGTGCGTGCAGATTTTCAGCGCCGTATTGATGAGGCCCGCCGGATGTTTGTCGACAAGGTGGCACGTTATACGGGGCTGAGCGCTGAGGCGGTGATGAATACCGAAGCAGCCGTTTATGACGGTCAGGCAGGCATTGATGCAGGCCTGGCTGATCAACTGATTAATGCTGCAGATGCCGTTGAAGTGATGGTTTCTGCACTGAATGAATCTGTAACACAGGAGGAAACGATGACAGTTAAAAATCTCACCGTTGCTGAAGCGGTGGTCCAGGAAAATCAGCGCGTGATGGGGATCCTGAATTGTCAGGAGGCGAAAGGGCGCGAGCAACTGGCGCAAATGCTGGCAGGTCAGCCTGGAATGACGGTTGAGCAGGCGAAAACGTTGCTGGCTGCTGTGCCGGTTGCCGGTACTGACAGCACGGGTGATCAGATTATGGCGCTGCCGGAAGCAAAGGGGCGTGAGCAACTGGCACAGATGCTGGCAGGTCAACCGGGGATGACGGTGGCGCAGGCGAAAGCGTTTCTGGCGGCAGCCCCTGCTGCCGGTGCTGCAGGCACAGGCGATCAGATTATGGCGTTACCAGAAGCAAAAGGGCGTGAACAACTCGCGCAGGCGCTGGCTGAACAGCCGGGAATGACCGTTGACCAGGCCAAAACGTTACTGGCGGCGGCACCGGTTGCGGGTTCTGCAAGTGTCGGCGAACAGATTATGGCGCTGCCGGAGGCGAAAGGGCGCGAACAACTTGCACAGGCACTGACAGAACAGCCAGGAATGACGGTGGCGCAGGCGAAAACGCTGCTGGCAGCCGCGCCGGCGGCATCGCAACCGTCACAGGAAACACTTTTTGATCGCTTTATGGCACAGCATGCTGCCAGTGCGGTTTCCGGTGGCGGAACTGCCGGGCGCGGGGAGGAAGACCTGCTGATGAGTATGCCGTAAGCGATATCCGGAATTCAGATAAATCAGGAGACTGAAAAATGATTAAAACCACCACGGAAAATCGCGCGGATGTGCATATTTTTGCCGGAAGCGATCCGGCGCATACTGCAACCGCCACCAGTGGTATCAGTGCTGCCACGCCTGCACTGACGCCACTGATGCTGGATGACGCCACCGGTAAACTGGTGGCATGGGATGGTCAGAAAGCCGGAACGGCAGTGGGCGTGCTGGCTCTGGCGCTTACCGGAACAGAACCCACGCTGACGTACTACAAAAGCGGTACGTTTGCCACTGAGTCGCTGGTCTGGCCTGACTCTGTGGATGCGGCGAAAAAAGCCAACGCATTTGTGGGAAGTGCCATCAGCCACGCCTGATGGTGAAGTGATTAACTGAAAAACGGGTCGCGATGCGGCCCGTTTGTGTTTCTGAAGGAAAATAAATTATGGGGTTATTTACCACGCGTCAGTTGCTCGGGTACACCGAGCAGAAAGTGAAATTTCGTGCGCTGTTTCTGGAGCTGTTTTTTCGTCGCACGATCACTTTCCATACTCAGGAAGTGATGCTGGATAAAATTACCGGCAAAACACCGGTTGCGGCGTATGTGTCTCCGGTGGTGTCAGGCAAAGTGCTGCGCAGCCGTGGTGGTGAAACCCGCGTGTTACGTCCCGGTTATGTAAAACCAAAACACCGCTTTGATTATCAGCAGGCAGTGGAACGTCTTCCGGGGGAAGATCCGGCCCGTCTTAATGACCCTGCCTACCGCCGCCTGCGTATTCTGACGGACAACCTGAAGCAGGAAGAGCAGGCGATTGTGCAGGTGGAAGAAATGCAGGCGGTCAGTGCCGTTCTGCAGGGTAAGTACACCATGAGCGGGGAACAGTTTGAGACGGTGGAAGTGGATTTTGGGCGCTCTGCCGCCAATAACATTACGCAGGCTGGCGGACGCGAATGGTCACAGCAGAATGCTGACACCTTTGATCCAACGCACGATCTGGATGCGTACTGCGATTTTGCCTCCGGGACCATCAATATCGCGATTATGGATGGCACGGTCTGGCGTATGCTGAATGGCTTTAAGCTTTTCCGTGAAAAACTGGATACCCGTCGTGGTTCAAAATCGGAACTGGAAACCGCGCTGAAAGATCTGGGCTCCGTGGTCTCTTTTAAGGGGTATTACGGTGATCTGGCTATTGTGGTGGCGAAAACCGCTTACGTCGATGAAAACGGGGATGAACAGCGTTATCTGCCGGAAGGCACACTGATTCTGGGGAACACTCAGGCAGAAGGTGTTCGTTGCTATGGGGCTATTCAGGATAACCAGGCGCTGAGTGAAGGGATCACCTCTGCAATTCGTTATCCAAAACACTGGCTGGAGGTGGGTGATCCTGGTTGCGAATATACCATGACGCAGTCTGCGCCGTTGATGGTGTTGCCGGATCCTGACGCGTTTGTGGTGGTTCAGGTGAAATAAGACGGGGCGGGATATTCCCGCCTTTTTCTTTAGCGCACGGGAGAGATGTGATGACAAAAGAGCAGATGACTGAACGTTTGCAGGAACTGGCAGTGATTCTGGGGCGTGAAGCAGATATTTCAGGTTCAAAAGCCGATCTTGAGCAGCGCCTGGCGGAATGGGAAGAGGAGGCCGCCGGATTCGATGGGGAGGAGGCAGGGAAGGAAGAGGTGGGCAACGATGCATCCGGCGACGGAATGCATTCTGAGCGGGGACTCGCCCGGGTGCGTATGCTGAAAACGGCGCATATGCCAGCCTGTGATGCTGTGACGGGAAAAATGTTGATGTTTGCCCGGGCCTCCAGTGTTGTGCTGGTCAATGAAGCCGCAGTTCCTGCGTTGCTGGCGGACGGTCTGGCAGAAAAAATCCGGGAGTGATGATGTTCGATAATCTGTTCGATCAGGCCATGAGTGATGCGGATGACATCATCCTGGATACGATGGGGACGGAAATCAGCATATATCCGGGCGGCACGGAAAGAAGAATCCGTGCCGTTTTTGATGCCCCGGCAGAAAACACCGGGATGAACACTGGCAGCGGCGAAATTCGTGATACTGCGCCCGTGTTATTTACCCGGAGCGCATGGGCCGCCGGTCTGAAAAAATATGACAGAGTTATGATCCATGGCGAACCCTATCAGGTGGTCGATCCCGGCTGGGATGAGTCAGGCACTGCGGGTCAGGGGGTGATTACCATCACCCTTGCGCGTGGAGAGCCGGGGAGAAATACACCTGCTGCACCGGAACGACCGAGTAAACGTTATGGCAGTCAGAGAGCATGAACGAAGCAGTGCCCGGCAGCGACGGCTGGCACGAAACCTCGTCGTCGATATTGATGAAGATGAGGTGCTGAGAATTATCGCTAAACTGGGTGGGTCAAAAAGTCAGATCCGTAAAGCCTGGGGCGTGGCGCTGAAAAGAGCCGCGTCTGCACTGCGGATGAAGGCTATGGCAGAGTTTAAAAAACAGGTTGCCCCACGCAGTCAGAAAATGATCAAAAAGCGTGTTCTGCATAATTTTATCATTCGTCGTAACGGTGATGAGTTTGATGAGGCGAAGGTATGGTTCGGTCTGAACGCCATCAAAGTACGCGATCTGCGCGGACGCATCAGTGGGGGACGACGCGGCGAACGCCATCAGTTGCGCGATGAGCGGGGGCGTTTTGCACCAGCTTCCCGCCGCAGGAAGGCACGGGAGATCCGTTTTAAACCTGCCGGGGAATCCCTGCCTGTCAGCACCTGGTCAACGGATGATGCCTTTATCAACCAGTTCGAAGCGGAAAATCGTAACGGACGTATATCAAAAAGGAAAACGATACTGATCCGGCAGGCATCCGGACGACGGAGGGTGCGTGAAGCGGAAATTGATATTTATGAAGCCATGCTGAACCGTATAGAGGATTTTGTTTTTCCGGATGCGGAAGCACTGATCCTGAAAAATTTTGAGCATGAACTGAAATTCCGGGTATTTAAGGGGCTGGAGTGATGGAGCCATTGATGATGGGCGCCTGGCATCAGGCGGTGATTGACAGTCTGAAACAAATTCCCTGGGTGGAAGATGCCGATGAGTACCCGGAAAAAGTGACGCAACTGGTGACGCCTGCTGTGTTTGTGGATGTACCGGGCTGGGACAAGGCTCATTTTGCCGACGGGCAAACGCGGGTCACGCTGAAATGCGATCTGTTTGTGGTGACAGACCGGGCCGGGAAGACGGAAAACGTGCCAAAACCGCAGATATTTGCCCGCTGTCTGGCAATGGATTTATCTGACTGGATTGATGGAGCCACGTTCGGGCTGGATAACGTTGATCCGGCGGTTTTTATTGATGCTGAGGTGGATACCTTCGACCGGCTGCTGGACGACTACATCGTTTTCCGTGTCTCTTTTGAACAGGACATTCCGGTCGGCGAAGATCCGTTTGCGGTTCCGGCAGGTGCGCCGTTACAGGAAGTCTGGCTGGGTAAAGTACCGGAAACCGGCAAGAGACATGAGCAGGATTATCGTCTTATCTGGAAATCGGAGGGCACCGGTGATGAGTCTGGCGGATGAAGTGGCAGAGTTACGCCGCAGGGTGGCGGACATGGTCCGTCGCGGCGTGGTGGACGAGGTGATCCCGGGTAGCCCGGTGATGGTCCGGGTGGATATCGGGGATGTGCTTTCGCCTCCGTTGCCCTGGATTCAGGTACAGTCCGGGCGCTACATGCAGGTCAGTAATTACCCGGCTCTCGGAGATGCCGTTACAGTGATATCGGAGGCGGGCGATCTGCGTAACGGTCGGGTGTATCCGGGGGCCAATATTGACGCTATTCCGGTACCGGCGGGCAGTGAACACGAGCATGTTATTTTGTTTGATACCGGAACGGAGATCCGTTATGACCGTCAGGCTAATGCCCTGTCCATCACGCTGGCTGAAGGCGGCAGCTATAAAATCACCGGCAGGGGAACGCTGGACGGTCCGGTGGAAATTACGGATACCCTGACTGTGCAGGGAAAAACGAAGATAAATGCTGATACGCAGGTTCTGGGCAATATCGGTGCCTCACAGGAGATCACCGACAAAACCGGTAGCATGAGTAAAATTCGCGAAATTTATAATACTCATGATCACCCTGGCGATAGCGGGGGAACCACCCGTAAACCTAACCAGGAAATGTGAACGCCGCACCGGCGTTTTTTTTCGGAAAAATTTCATGATTGGTATTGATTCCGCCACCGGCAGATATCTGCACGGTAACGAACATCTGCGTCAGTCCGTCACCGATATTCTGTCAACACCGGTCGGCAGCCGTGTTCTTCTCAGGGAATACGGCAGCAGGTTGTTCAGTCTGCTTGATAACCCGCAGGATGATTTCACACGGGTGAGGATTGTCCGTGAAACGGCAACTGCCCTGGAACGATGGGAACCCCGCCTGACCCTCCGTCGGGTGGAGGTGACGTGGACCGGAGAAGGAAGCGCCTGGCTGACGCTTGTCGGGGTGAACAACGAGACACAGGAAACGATTCGACTCGAGGAGATAAAAATTGGCAACGTCTCAGGCAATCATTGATCTGTCCGCGATACCGGTACCGGATGCGGTGGAAGTGCCGGACACCGCTGTGCTGGTTACTCAGATAGTGGCGAAGTATCAGGAGCTGGATACGTTGTTTTCGGCCCTGGTGGAATCCGATCCGGCGTATAAATGGGCAGAGGCACTGGCTTTTCGCGTGGCGCTGATGCGCCAGCAGGTCAATGATGCTGTCCGGGGTGTACTGCTTGCCAGCGCCCGGAGGAACGACCTGGATCAGATTGGTGCGAATTTTCAGGTGCAACGTCTGGTGATTACCCCGGCAGACGACAGCACCATCCCGCCCACGCCTGCGGTGTATGAAGATGATGATGCTTTTCGCGAACGTATCCAGTTGTCATGGGCACGACTCAGCACCGCAGGCGCGAAAAACGCATATCACTATTTTGCACAGAGTGCCGATCCTGATGTGCTGGATGTGAAAGCCTATGGGCCGGAAACGCATTCACAGGAAGGGCGTGTTTTTCTTTATGTGTTATCGCGAACCGGAAACGGTACGGCATCACAACCCCTGCTGGATAAGGTGGCCGCGTCAGTTAATGATGATGAAATCCGACCCCTGACGGATTTTGTCAGCGTCCGTGCGGCAGACATTATTCCCTACGATGTGGTGGCAGATATTCATATTCCCTACGGGCTGGACGGTGAACTGGTGATGAAAAATGCCCGCCAGGCGCTGCAGACCTACACTGACAGTGTTCACCGGATTGGCTCTGTGGCGTCCTGCTCTGGCATGGACGGAGCCCTGCATCAGACCGGTGTGATTACGGTGGCACTGAAATCGCCGGCCAGCGATATTGTTCCGGCGATGGGGCAGGCTCCATGGTGTCGCTCAGTCACACTGAACAAGGTGGAGACAACCGATGAATGACGATATCAGGAGCATACTGCCGGTCAGTGCCAGCCGGGCAGAGCGGGTGGTGGACTGTGTCGCCGGAGATATGCTGTCAGATATAGCGGTCTGCCTGATCCGCTATGTGAAAAATCCCGATTTATGTCCTGCTGAATTGCTGCCATGGCTGGCCTGGGAAATGGCGGTGGACACCTGGAATGAACACTGGACGGAGACGGAAAAAAAGTCTGCGATAAAACGTGCTGCTTACATCCACCGCCACAGAGGGACTAAAGCGGCGCTGATGGCATCGCTGGCTGACAGTCCCTTCCGGTCGCAGATTGTTGAGTGGTATGAGCAGACCCCACCCGGGGAGCCGTATACCTTTCGTTTGAACGTGGAGCAGAAGGATTTACCGGTGCTGATGAATGATCATCAGGATCTGAAGCATGCGGTACTCCGTGCCAAAAATCTGCGTAGCTGGTTCAGTATTCACGTTTACGGGAACAGCACAGGGCGGGGATTTGGTTACGGTTATGTGATGGCGACAGAAAAAATCAGAAGTAACGGTGTGATAACAAAGACAGTGCCCACTGGCGGGCAGAGTGAGGCAGGAGTATGAATGGACTGATTCTGACAACGTCCGGCACTGCAGAAATTGAAGCAGCATATCAGAACGGGCAAACCGTGACCGTCCGGCATGTTCTGCTTGGTGACGGGGGCGGGCAGGCATTGCCATCCACGCCGGATGAAATGGCAGCAATGACATCATTGTACGGCGAATTTGGGCAGGAACCCTTTTCCGACGGTGCGGTGGAGGAGGGCTTCATCAGCGGGGATATTGTGATTGACTGTAAATCATACCCCGGTAAAACCCTTCGTGAACTGGGTATAATTAGCGACAGCGGTACGCTTATCGCGTACGGACGTTATCCGGACACCTTTTTACCAGACCAGACGGACTCTGTTATCAAGGAAGTTATTCTGACGCTGGTTCTTGGGCTGACGCACGCACAAAACGTGGTGCTGGAAGTTGATCCGGACAGGGCCATTATTACTCAGGAAATCGGAGACAGACGCTATCTGCAACGAAAAAAGAATCTTTCGGATGTGGAAGACAAGGATGAGGCTGTTAAAAACCTCGGATTAAAATCCACGGTGGACAAGGCAAAAAATGCCGTTCAGCGTGATGGTGACACCATGACCGGGGATCTGAAAATCCGTGGTGTTAATGCGCTGAGGATTTTCAACGAAGCCTTTGGTCTGATTTTTCGTCGTTCGGAAGAGTGCCTGCACCTTATCCCTACCAGTGAAGGTCAGGGCGAGAATGGCGATATTGGTCCACTTCGACCGTTCACTATTAATCTGCGGACGGGTGAAATATCCATGTCGCATAAAGTGTCTGTTGGCGGCGGTTCTCAGGTCAATGGTGCGCTGGGTATCGGCGTTCAGAACGCGCTGGGCGGAAACTCAATTGCTTTCGGGGATAACGATACCGGCCTGAAACAGAATGGTGATGGCCTGCTGGATGTTTATGCCAATAGCGTGCATGTGTTGCGTTTTCAGAGTGGCAGTATCCAGAGTAATAAAGCTGTAAACGTTACAGGACGGGTAACACCGTCAGACTACGGAAACTTTGATGCCCGTTACCAGACCAAAACAGGCGGCGTGCAGGATGTGCGTTATGGTTCCGAAATGTATTACACCCCGGGAGGTAACCAGATATCCTGGACATTTCGCTCACCTTCAGGCCACGGGTTATCCGGTATTAATGTGCAGGAAACCGGAAGTAATTCGGCGGATAACATCGGCGGTGTGTATTACCGACCGCTTCAGAAACTGATTAACGGTACCTGGTATAACGTGGCGAGTGTTTAACAATGTTGCATTTAAAAAATATTACTGCGGGTAACCCGAAAACCGCAGAACAATATCAGCTGACAAAACAGTATGATGTCACCTGGCTTTTTTCGGAAGACGGCAAAAACTGGTATGAAGAACAGGAGAATTTTGCCAGTGACACCATAAAAATGGTTTATACCGGAGACGGAAGCGTGGTGTGGGTCGGTAAGGATGTGACAGGCATTGAACCCCGTAACGCCAGTGTTATTGAAGTTCCTGATATTATCGCCAATCGCCGCATTACCGCACCGGGTTACTGGTTTTACCGCAATGATGAATTTGTTTTCGACTACAAACTTAAAGCGGAAGACGAGCGTGATGCCCTGTTAAAACAGGTCAGCATCATCACCAGTGAGTGGGAAAAAGACCTGCTGCTGGGATTAATCAGCGACGAAGACAGGGAGAAGCTGAAAGCGTACCGCATTTACGCGAAATCGCTGCAGGCGATGGATTTCAGCGCTATTACGGATAAGACCACTTACAACAATATTAGCTGGCCTGAGCAGCCACAAAATACCTGAAAAAGAAGTTAATCATCTGACCGCCTGAGGGCGGTTTTTTTATGGGAGAAATGTATGTCCGGATTACATGGTGTTGAAACCATTGAACTGACGACAGGCACGGTTGCCGTGCAGACCATCTCCACGGCAGTGATTGGCCTGGTGGGGACAGCGCCGGACGCCTCTGGTGGTGTGTGCGCTTCCGGCACAGCCGGCTCCTGGCTGCTGGGAACGGCGCTGGATTTCACGGCGAAACAGGAAGGTCGGGCCGGTAATAAGATTTCGGTTGTTGCTGTGGCAGCCACAGAACAAAACGCGCAGACAGCGGCATCGCTGAAAGGCACAACCCTGACGATAACGCTGGGGACGGACGAACACAGCCAGATTAACGCCACGGCGGACCGTGTGACTGAAGTGGTGAATGCGCTGGGGGATTCGCCTGTGACGGCGGCTGTCAGTACCCTGAATGCAGGAAGCGCTGAAAATAATGTGGTGTCGCCGTTCAGCCTGACGTTATCCGGCGGGGAGGATGAGGCGTTCCCGGTCAATACACCGGTGGTGGTGGCAGGGGCCATTACTCAGGCCGGGAAACTGGGCTCAGCCGGGACATTATATCCGGCCCTGCGTGATATTTTTGACCAGACCGGTGCGCTGGTGATTGTGGTGCGTGCGGAAAGCAAAACAAAGGCGAAAGAGGCCGAACAGCGTGCGGCGGTGATTCAGGCCATGGAGGCGCTGACAGAAAGTAAGGGCGTGACAGGCTATCAACCGCGCATCCTCATTGCCACGGGGTACAGTGAGGATGATGGCGTGGCAAAGGCGCTGGAAACGTATGCCGCGAAGCTGCGGGCTGTGGCCTATATTGACTCACCCTCAATGGCAACGCCGCAGGATGTGGTTCAGCGGCGCGCGTCATTTGGTGGGCGTGTGGAGCTGCTGCGTCCGCGCGTGTCAGTGACGGATGACAGCGGGCAAACGGTATTTCGTCCATATTCGGCTCGTGCTGCCGGGCTGCGTGCCCGTATTGATTACGAAAAAGGGTGGTGGTGGTCCAAATCAAACCAGAACGTGATGAATATCACTGGTCTGGAGCAGGTGGATACGTTTATTCTCGGGGAGCAGAACTGCACGGCAAACCTGCTGAACATGGAAAATATCTCCACCATTATTCGCCATGACGGTTTTAAACACTGGGGTAACCGTCTGTGCACATCCCACAGTCAGTGGCGTTTTGAGCCGGTACGCCGCACTGCAGATGTGATTGAGGACAGCATCCAGGAGGCCATGCTGCCTTATGTCGATCGTCCGCTTGATCGGGATGTGGCAGACGACATTCTTGGCAGCATTAATGCCTATATGCGTCAGCTTAAAAATCTGGGCGCGATCCACGGTGGCAGTGCATGGCTGAACGATGAACTGAACACTGCAGAAACCCTGGCGGCAGGGCAGTTGTATATCGATTATGACTTTGGGCCGAAGTCACCACTGGAGCGCCTGACACTGCGGGCAATGATTAACAATAAACTGGCGCTGGAGGAACTGACGGTATGATGACGGGTGAAAAAAAACTGTTGCGCGCATGGGCGTTATTTCTTCCTGGCGGGATCCGCATTCAGGGGGCGCATGAATACACGCCGCCAGCCATTAATATCACGACAGTGGATATCAAAACCGGCGCAATGGATGCACCGGTGGCAGTGGATGACGGCATGGAAGCGCTGACCTGTTCGTTTAAGATTTATGGCTATGATGTTGCCATGCTGACGCTGCTGGGATTACAGGCCGGGCTTTATTCGCCGGAGATTGTTGTCCGCCAGGGCTATCAGGTGGGGAATGTGACCAGCGGACAGGTGGAAACCCTGCAGGGGATGATCACCAGTATCACGCCGGATGCACGTCCGGCAACATCGCAGGCAGACGCCTCGGTGACGGTGGAAATGTCGCTGAGTTATTACCGCCAGGCTGTCGACGGTGTGGAAACCATCTGCATTATTCCGGAGGAGTTTGTACGTCGTATTAATGGCGTTAATGTTCTGGCGGATCTGAAAAAAATCATCCGGGTTTAATCCGGGATCCTGTCATTCAGGCGGCTCAGGCCGCCTTTTCTTTTTTAAAGGAGATGCTTATGTCGGAAAAAAACAGCGTTCCTGCCAGCAGCGTGGAAATTGTGTTATCCGTGCCGTATGTCACCGCATCAGGACAGACGATCACGCACGTCACTATGCGTGCGCCCACTGTCCGCGATCGTCTGTTGCATCGCCGGAGTAACAAACCGGAAGCAGAGGCTGATCTGGATATGATCGCCGGTCTGTGCGGGATGGACGCGGCGGACATGATGAACATGGAAGCGTGTGATTACCTGGCCCTGGAGCGTCAGTTTAATGTTTTTTTGCTGCCGCCGGTCCGGCGGAAGAAGAAAGCATCCTGACAGCGATACGGCGCGCCGGTGCCTGGTTCGGGTGGTCTCCCGGAGATGTGATGGCGCTGCCGTATACGGATTTTGTGGCAATGATGCTGGCGGAGTCGGAAGAGAGGAAGCGATGTTATGACAACGGTGGGCGATAACCTTAAAGCGAATATCCGGATCGGAGGCACGATAGATCCGTCGTGGAAAAAATCGGTTGATGGGTTGAAGCACGGATTATCAGGGGCAACACAGGAAGTGGCTCGTCTGACACGCCAGCAGGATGTACTGAAACGAAAAATTCAGGCTGGCGTTCTGGCTGGACAGGATATTACTGATCTGCGAAAGCAGTATGAAAAGCTGGGTAAAAAAATTCATGATGCCACCGGAGAGCAGGACAAATTTAACCGTAAGCTGGCGCGCGCGGAACGTCTGGCTCGCTGGAAAGGGTGGGCCGGGACCGTTCTTAAGACCGGGCTGGGGCTTTCGGTTGGTTCCGGGCTTACGCTGGCAGCAGGTGCAAGTGCGGTACTGAACCGGAATTCGGAAACAGCAGAGCGTGCAGGGATAGCGCGGAGCTACGGGGTGGACTATGAAACCTATGCGGCGTGGGATTCACTGGGCCGTCAGATGGGGCTGAACGGTGAAAACATCGGTGATCTGTTTGAGGAGTACCGGAACAAGGTTTTTGACGATGATAATGGTGCCACGGACAAAGGAGCCATTCAGGAGGTATTCGGTAAACTGGGGCTGAAAGCGGGCGTAATGGCCGGAAAAAGCAACCAGGAGCAGGTCGAATTTTTGTTTGATCGCTTACTGCAGGTTGAGAATGAGCAGCAGGCGGCGGGGATGGCAGATGCGTTGTTCGGTGGTGAGGCCAATAAAATTCTGACCTGGATGCGTCTGTCAGGGAAAACTTATCGGGAGCTTATCAGTGAGCAGAAACGCTATAACCTGGTGACAAAGGCAGGGGCTGATGGCGCAGTTCAGGGACATGTGGCACTGTCAAATCTCCGTAATGTTCTGAGTTCTTCCATTGATGAAATCAGCGGACAGCTGGGTAATGAACTTGCCCCACATATTCAACAGGTGACGGATGACCTTGCGGCCTGGTTTAAGAATGGTGGGCTGGAAAAAATCCGGGCATTTATTCGTGATGATGCCCTGCCGGCGCTGATCGACATGGTTGCCTGGATGTGGAAATTTGGAAAAGTTCTTGCCGGAATTACACAAAAAGCCATTGAGTGGGGGCTGGCGGATGATCCGCGAGAGGACCGACGGGAAGTGCTGGAGTATCTGGCAAAAATGGGGTCGCCGGAGCTGGCGAGAGCAGTGGCGCAGAAAAACGGTCAGGGTGAATGGTTTGATGAACTGCTCAGGCAAAATCCTGACCTGACAAAACAGGTTGTACAGGCCTATAAAGACACCCGCGGTTATCTCCCCTGGAATCATGACGATAAAAAGTTTGATGCATTTCTCGACCCTCTGCTGGGGCCGAAAGAAGAACCTGATTTTAAGACGATAAAAGAGAAATCCCGCACCTATATTGACGGACTACCTGCAGCAGTTCAGGGGCAGGGTAATTCGGATCCTCTCTCGGCTCTTCAGTATACCCCCGGCAGTGTCAGCCAGGTGGAAGTAAAACCCACGTATCAGATACGGGCGGAATTTAACATCACTCAGAAGCCCAGCGAGGATGCCGGACAACTGGCAGACAGGGTAACGAAAAATCTGGGAGATATTAATTTTGGTCGGCGTTCCCGCATGACCGATGGTGATGCATTCTGGGGGTGAATATGGTGGATTTGCTGGGCTGGGGTGTAAACCGGCTTGAGCGCGAAGCATGGGACGCGGTGGGCTCATTAACGGATGTCGCCTCCCGCGTCATGCTGTCGTTTGGTGAGTTTGAATTCAGTATTGATACTGCTGCTTATAACGCCATGAAGCGCACGATGGAATGGCGATGGGATGAACAACAGCTTATCGGAAAAAACGATCTGCTGCAGTATACCGGCAAGGGGGCCAGAACAATAACCCTTGAAGGTATGGCGCACGCGGGATTTCGTGACGGTGTGGGAATGGATGCCCTTGATACACTGGTTCAGATGGTGGATGACAATCCGGCCCCGCATCTTCTGGTCTCGAGCACAGGTGATGTGATGGGGTATTTCGTGGCAACCGCCTATTCAGATAACACCACGTCCTTTCTTCCCGGCGGTGCGCCGAAGAACAAAACGTTCACACTGGAGCTGAAATACTATGGCGAAAAACTGGCGGACTACTGACGGCGATATGCTGGATGACATCTGCCAGAGACACTATGGCAGTACTGGGCTTAACCAGTCACTGGCGGCGGTACTGGAAGCCAATCCCGGACTGGCTGACCTTGGTCCGGTCTATCCGGCGGGAGTGGAAATCGTGTTGCCGGACTGGGTATATGAACCGGAAGTGAAGGAGACGTTTCAGTTATGGGACTGAATGAATATCAGCCGGATTTCAGTCTGACAGCGGAAGGCCAGGATATCACGAAGGCAATAAAACGTGGGCTGGCTGAGCTGCGATATACCGATAATGGTGCTGGCACAAAGCGGTCCGATGAACTGATGATAACGCTGTTCAGCGAGACGCTGGCGTTGCCACCGAAAGGCGCGGTGCTAACGCTGGGACTGGGGTTCAACGGAAACCTGGTAAATAAAGGCAGTTTTACCGTCTGTCAGGTGGCAAGCGGTGGTCCTCCCCGCCGGCTCACCATTTATGCCACCGCAGCCCCTATGAATGCGTCAAAACATGGCGCAGACGTGACCGCACTGAAAACCCGGGCTTTCAGCGATATCACACTGGGCGACCTGGTGAAAACCATCGCCACTGAAAATAATCTGGTGGCGCGCGTCTCATCGGTGCTTGCTGATATTCATATCCCGTGGGTGATGCAGTCATCAGAATCTGATGCTGCCCTCTTATCCCGCATTGCAGGTATGTACGGCGCCACCAGTAAACCGACCAATGGCTACTGGTTATTTCTGGAATACGGGGCATCACAGAGTACGGGGGGCAGAAATGCGCCTGAGATAACCATTACGCTGGGTATGGTATCAGACTGGGATTATCGTGAAGGTGAGCGACAGGGCGCTGCGGGTGGTGCGAAGGGGGATAAAAAGAGCGGGAAAGTTGGGGTCCGGTATTTTGATGCTCGTGACGGACGCACACGTGAAGTTAAAGTTGACGTGGAGTCAACAGATAAGCGGCATCCGTTTACCCAGCCTGACCAGGGCACCGCAAAACACTGTGCAGAGTCGAAGGTTAAACGTGTGCAGAAAGCCGGACGCCAGATGACGATAACGTTGCCCTGCAGGCCGGAACTGCTGAAAGCAGGGGCGGAGATGCGTTTTGTCACGCAGGGATTTGGTGTGCGTGAGGACCATCACTGGCAGGCTGAGTCTGTGGAGTTTTCACTGGTACCGGGACAGGGATTTACGCTGAATCTGTCACTGACCACGGATATTTCTGCAAAGGGGAAAGCCAGTGGCAAGAAAAAAGGCGTCAATTATTTTGGTTAATGTTTTCTGAATCAGGAAATAAACATGTCTGTATTAATTTCGGGTGTGCTGACGGATGGCACGGGACTCCCCATGTCCGGATACCATATTATTCTGAAAGCCCGACAGAATACATCCGCAGTGGTTATGAGAACGGTGGCAACAGTGGTGACAGGGCCGGCAGGAGAATATGCATTTGAGGCTCAAACCGGAATATATGATGTTTATCTTCGTTCGTGTATTGAAAGAGAATATTGTGTCGGTGATATTTGGGTTTACGACGATTCAAAGCCCGGCACACTGAACGACTTTCTGACCGCCCTCAATGAGGGCGACTTGAAACCGGATGTGGTGAAACGCTTCGAAGAAATGTTGGCGCAGGCGCAGCAGAGCGCGGAAGCGGCAGCGGAAAGCGAACGACAGTCCGGGCAACACGCAGCTGATGCGCAGAAGATTAAGGATGATTGCCAGATGCTGGCGGATAACGTACAGCAGAATGCAGAAGCCGTTGCCGAAGATAAACAACGCGTTGAACATCTGGCCTCAGAAGTTGAGTTGAACGCTGGGCAGGTGCAGCAGAGTATTACAGATGCAGTAAAGCAGGCTCAACAGGTAGCAGATGACGCTGCATCCAGTGCCGAGGAATCAAAGAACAATGCGCAGGAAGCAAAACAGTACAGGGATGAGGCACAACAGATTATTGATAGTCTGAATGCAACAAATGCCACCACAATGGATAAAGGGCTGGTGCAACTGTGTAGTGATACGGACAACGACACCGAGGAGCTGGCTGCTACGCCAAAGGCAGTCAAAGCCGTCATGGATGAGGTTAAGGGAAAAGCGCCGCTGGACAGCCCTGCGTTCACTGGCATGCCAACCACCCCCACCCCTTCGCAGGATGCGTCCGGTTGTGAAATTGTAAATGCTGAATTTGTTCGGGCATTGATTGCTGCAACGTCATCAGGTTCGTATTCAACAGATTCAGTGGTTCCGCTGGTAATTAATGGTGCACAACTCCAGTCCGCTCATCAGAGCAGTGGACCACTGGTGATAAACAAGGTGCAATTTCAGCACGTCCGTCAGACCAGAACCAATGCCCCCCTGGTGGTCAACAAAGCACTGATCCAGTCCGCTCATCAGAGCAGTGGACCACTGGTGATTAACAAGGCGCAACTTCAGCACGGTCGTCAGGCCAGAACCAACGGCCCCCTGGTGGTTAACCGTATGGGGTTGAGTTTTGCATTCGTTACCCCTTTGCAATGAAAACTAACTTTATGAAATGAGGGTTAAATTTTGAATATCATCGATATGGAAGGTTTCTGTCAGATCCCGGCAAACCGTGAGCTTACCAGTTCTTACTCAGCATCAACAATCATGTCGTTGCTGAAAGAGTACGGTGTCACACTCATCACTGAAACAACCATAGGCACCACACCTTCTTCAGTCCAGCGTAGCACGCAGACCGTTTATGGTATCGACAGGTCGGGGTTGGTTTTAAGTGCAACAGGAGGACGTATTGCATTTAAAGTTCCGCTTCCTGACATAAGTGAGTCTGCCGTGCAAATGGGATTTCGTCTTACTCTGGGTGAGGGAACAAAATATTCTTCAGGTCTTTCCGTCATTTCGGTGGGAGGGTGTACGTTTTTGACGCCTTATCCGGCAGAAGCCGCCAGTTATTACTACGAAATTTTTGTTACTTGGGATGGCGTTAAATGCACAGCGGACTTGTATTGCAGTGGAGCCTTGTCGCAAACAGGCACGTTCTCCCCCGCAAGAACAGACAGCGTATCAGTCACCATTGGGGTAACCAGTGGTTATATTTTTTCCTCAGGCGTTACAGGTACGCTGATGCTGGGAGATATGTACTGCGCAACGGTGGCATATAACGACGAAAACATCGCAGAAGCCTCTCCACTGGGTAGTATTGAGGTGAGATACAGTGAGGTTACTCAGTTTGAGGGAGGTCGTGCAGAAAACTCACTGGGGGAAGATATTGTTACAGGACTGAACACACCGAGTAGTGATGCTGGTTACCTGCTGCTGGGGGCGTCCACGGATGCGGCAGTGGCAACGTTTGCTGATATTGATAATAGAGGTGGAGAGTTGATTGGCATTAAAACAGCTGTCACATACAGGAGTTCAGCCACGCCAAACAACTATCTGGCGTGGAATACGGGCTGTGAAAGTGGCAGCGGGGCAATAACAGAAGAGACGGAACTAAACGCTGACCAGTCCAGCTGGACTACGGTTAAACAATGCTTTATGAATCTGCCCGGTAGTGAAGATGCTTTCGGTGAGGGGAATCTGACGTTCACGGCCTCCCTGTATAACAGAAAAATATCTGAGGACAATCCTGTATCCCGACACTATCGCGTGATGAGAGAGGTGCTGAATGTCTCCGGTGTTGAGGAGAAGGATATAGAGGTTGAGGACAATAGTGCAGGTCGATCGCAATGA